GACAAGGTAGATTACTTAATCGTAAAAATCAGGCATATAAAGACATTAATAACCCAAATCCTGGAAATCGTGGATATGCAACTGATGCAACACCAACACCTGCATCTAGAAGATTGCCACCAGAAGCACCTCCAGCAGCATCAAAACCTTCACCAGGGCAACAAGTAATTAGGCAGACTTCCACTCCACCAACTACAAAGGCATTACCTCCAGGAAGATCTGGTGGTCCATTAGCAAGATCGACTGGTGATAATATTCCTGATGCCATGAAAAAAGGTGCTTTTGATGCAGCAAAAAAAACATCTTCTAGAACAGGACTAACTTCTGCAGAAAAAGCAGCGGCAGCATCGAGAAGATCTAAACTTCTTTCCCGTTCTGCAACTCCAGCGCCTTCTGGAGCAAAATCACCCACTGGAGTAAAACCAACTGGTAAATTTGGCAGAGCACTTAAAGTACTTGGCCCAGCAGCAACTGCTCTTGATGTGGGTTTAAGTGCCGCAGACGAAAAAGCAAAAGGATCTGGTTGGGCAAGGTCCCTTGCTAAAGGCGCTGCAGTCGCTGCTGGAGGACTCGCAGGAGGCACTCTGGGTGCCATTGGGGGAGGTGGTATTGGTAGTGCTGCTCTTGGTACTGCTGGTGCTATCGGAGGTGCAGAAGCGGCAGGAAGAGCATTTGATGTTGTTGCTGGCGCTAATGCAAAAGAAAGAGCAGCAATGGCAAAAGCAAATCGTCAGCGTCAAGCAGGAAGTGCACTCAAAGGTATTGGTGGAAAAACTACATTCAGTCAAAAGAAACCTGGTGGACCTGCATTCATGTCAACTGGTTCTGGATCACAAAGAAAAACTGTTCAACTCGCTAAAACTGGTGTAGTTCAAAGAGGTGGTAAATCTGTTGCGGGTCATCTTGCATTTAAGGATGGTAAAGCAGTTTATAAGGCAGGTCCAAGTGCTCAATCACTTGCTAAAACTTCTTCAAACCCATTAGAAAGAATTGGTAGAACACTATTTGCAGGTGCATATAGGAAGCATGATGCTGCAAAAGCACAACAAGCACTCCAAAAAGCAAGACAAAATGATATGGCACGCCAGCAAAAGTTAGGTGTAAAGCATCTTCCTGGTAAGTGATTTTTATAAATACCTCATATAAGGTATTTAAATTATACAAATGTCTAAAATTTCGCAAGAGTTTATTAATAATCTTGGATTTTTATATGAAGAAATTCATGTAAGAGACCAAGATTTTTTAAATGAAGAATCTGAGTATTATGATGTAGAATCTGCAGAATTAACGGAAGATATAATCCTTTCAATTGCATTATCAATGTTTTCTGAAGGATATAATGCAGAAACTTTTATTAAATTTTTAGCACATTCTGATGAAGAAGTTATTTTAGAAAGATATTTAAGTTCAGATATAACTTTAATTTCAGAACAAATAATTTCTGACGATTTCATTGAAGAACAACTTGAACTGTTGGAATTTGCTGGATTAATTCGTCTTCTTGGTAGGGGCGCTGGTGCTATTGCTAAAGGTGCTCGTGCCGGAGCATCTGCCGCAAAGACAGCAGTTAAAACCGGTGTTCAAAAGGCAGCAACTGCTGGTGTTGAAAGAAGAGTTGGAGCACAATTTACAAAATCTGGAAATGCTTCCAGAGCTGCAGCGGCTGTAGAAAAACTTGCCAAAAGTAAAGCAGCAAAATCTGGTGTAACAGTACCAACAGGATCTTTATCACCTAAACAGTCTACAGATCTTTTGAAGCAAGCAAGAATTGCTCGGGCAACTAGAGGTGTTAAGACTGCGGCAATGGGTGCTCTTGCGGCAGGTACAGGTGTTCTCACTGGTTATGCTGGTGCTAAATTAGGTGGTGCTGGACAAGGTGCCCCCAAACCAACTCCATCTGACGTACAAACCCCATCGACCCCTTCAACACCATCTTCCCAAGCACCTTCAACACCATCTTCCCAAGCACCTTCAACACCTTCAACAAAACCATCTGCGACTGGAGATGTTAATAAGAAGTATCAAGAACTGAGAACAAAGGATCCAGAAGCTGCTAAGAAGTATGGTCTGGAGCAATGGGCAAAGGCAAATCCAAAACTTGCCGCCAAAGTAAATGCTGATGGTACTCAGAAGGGTACTGGTCAAAGTCAGATGGAGAAAGATGCTGAAGAACTTCGTCGAATGACTAACAGATCTAAACAGCGTCAAGGCAAATTAATGGGTGGCCCAGAAGGTCCAGGAAAAATTGATACTAAATCTGTTGATGATTCTATTAAAGCAGAAACTGAAAGGTTGAAAAAATCTGCAGAAAAGAAAGCAAATGAAAAGGTTGCAACTACTAAAGAGTCATATGATGCATATGATATTGTTTTAGAATATTTAATTAATAGTGATCAGGTTAAAACTCTTGAAGAAGCACATTATGTGATGTTGGAAATGGATAGTCAAACAATAGGAAATATTGTTAGATCTAATAAAATTTGATTATTATATTCTAGTTACTGCTTGTTTTACAAATACTTTACCTTCAACAACTTTTATCGAATCATTTGAACTTTTTACAAAAAGGTCATAGACATAATTTCCAGGTTTCATAGATGATGTAGTTGCTGAAGGTAAAGATATTGTTATTGTACCTGTCAATCTATTTGGAAATGATATTGTAAATGGGGTTCTTGTCAATGATCCTTCATGTGTTTTAATCTCTGCACAAGCAGTATAGTCAGTTAAATCTAATGGACTTAAATTGTTATTATTTTGCAATGTAAAAGTCTGATTAAAATCTGTTCCCGTGTAGATTATTAAGTTATTGACAAATATTGCCATTATTCTTTTAATTTATAATTGATTTAAAATATTTATTGGTAGGTACATGCTGTCGATATACCTGGTCTTATGTTTACCATACCTTCTACGGCTATAAATTTGGTAGTATCTCCCCTTGTTATTAGCACATCATAAACGTGTCTTCCACTTTTAAGTGTAGATGTCACTTCGCTTGTTAATGAGAGGTTTATTATTCCATTAGATTCGTCTGTGATTGTTAAAATAAATGGTGTATATCTTGAACTAGAGGCACTTTTTCTTATGTGAGATGTACCCGAACATCCAGACAAAGATTCTGATAAATCAAATGATTGTGAAAAGGATATTCCTTTTTCTATTATTAAATTACTGACGGATACTGAAGCCATTATTATAGCACTTTTATTAGGTATTTATCAAGGAACTTGACAAAGTACCCAAAAATACTTAGACTCACCTTTGTCCCGGTTAAAGATAAATAATAGCTCATTGAATTCTATAATATGAGTTATGAGAATCCATGGAGATATAATGAGAGACCTTTTGATAGTGACTCTATTGGGGATTACTTCGGTTTTGTTTATCACATTACCAATAAGTCCAACGGACGATCGTACATTGGGAGAAAGTATTTTTGGTCGTTCAGAAAACCTCCTGGAAAGAAGAGAAAAGTAAAACAAGAATCTGATTGGAAGAAATATTATGGATCTTGTCCAGAGTTAAAGGAGGATATAAAAAAGTATGGCAAAGAGAATTTCGATAGAAAGATATTGAGTCTTCATACAACAAAAGGTCAATGTAACTATGAGGAGACCAAACAACTATTTTTAAATAATGTACTGATCGAAGCACTTGACGATGGATGCCCAGCGTACTATAATAGCAATATTCTAGGGCGCTATATGCGTAAGGACTATGGAGACTTTGGAGAATACTTTAAGTCAAATTCATGATTGGGCAGTGGATCGTATCCATTATCTGTGTGAATTTGATGAAGGTAGTATTTCCAGTCTAGAAAATGCTTATGCTCTCAAATGTGAGTTTTCTGAATGGTTGGATCCTAACTTAACAGATCACGACATCTTTTCACTAGAATACATAGGAGATGATGAAGATGGAGGAGTCATCTAAGACATTTAAAAGAAAGATTCTTTCAAGAATCCGAGAGTTAACGAATCAAGGTAAACACTTAGAAGCATCAGCACTTTACATAAAATACTTTAAACCATGAAAAAATTTATTATTGGTATGCTTGCAGCAGTTTCAATGGGAACTCCTGCATTAGCAGATCCAAAACTTGAAAAAGGATTCTATACTATGGATTCATTGGGTTGCATGATCTTACGAGAATGCACCGAAAATGTTAGACGGATCACCTCAATCGAGGACATTAAGCGTAACTATCCTAATAGGGATTTTTCTGTTGTTGCTGATGAGTTTGACCAGATGCTTCTTTCCCTTGATAAGATCGGAGTTATGGTTTTTCTAGGACCAGAGAAGTATTTTCCTCCTGGTCATCGTGGAGTATACCATACTGTAAGCAATAACTTCTTTTTGAATGATGCCTTTATGCATCGTCAGGGTGTGTTGATGAGTGTAATGAGGCACGAAGGATGGCACGTTGCCCAAGACTGCATGGCGGGTTCTATCAAGAACTCTTTAATTGCCATCATCAGACCAGAAGAAGATATTCCTATGCTCTATCGTGAGATGGCAGAACGTAGTTATCCAGCATCTGCTGTACCCTGGGAAGCAGAGGCAGGATGGGCAGGTAGAACCGAAAAAGTTACGATGGAAGCACTTGAATCCTGTGCTCGCGGTACAATGTGGACTGATTATGAACCAACTCCACTCACCCGTAAGTGGTTGATCGAAAATAACTACATCACTAAATAATAACATCCGAAATTTTTCGGAAGACCAGCCAAGACAAATTCTTTGAGGGCTTTTTTTGTTTTACAATGTAGAATTTGTTGTTGGAAAAAAGAATTTACATATGACACATTTAACGAGAGATGTGTTAATCAAGACCATCGTTGCCGAAGAAATGGTAGGTTGTGGTGGTACTGATTACGTCAAATCCCTAAAAAGTGCATATCACAAATGGGAACACGAATCAAGTGAAACCCTTTGTAAAAAATACAACCAAATACAAAAAACAAATATCAGTGTTGAGATATTGGCACCATAAATAGCAATGCCTTATTTCACACATAATGCCAGAAGAAGTAAAAGAATCTCCTAAAGCAGAAGTAAAGGAAGAAGAAAAGAAAAAGGGTTTGTTTGGCAAGTTGAAAGATGCTGCTACTGACCATGATAGTCAGTTGGAAGCAATCAGCACAATGGTTCGCCTTGGAATCCTTGTATGGTCTGGTGGTATCCTGACCCTTGCTTATATTAAACTCCCTGCTGCACTTGGTATTCCTGAGCAGAAACTTGACCCCACTTTCATCGCATCGGTATTCACTGGAGTTTTAGCTACCTTCGGTGTTCAGACTGCTAAGAAGTCTGGCGATGGAACGATGAAAATGGGTAATGCTGGCGGTGTATCTAAGGCAGATTTGGAGAAATTGATTGCTGCTGCTGCCGCAACTGCTCCTGCTCAAACGATTCGTATTGAACAGGCACCTCTTCAAATCTCAACTGCTGCTCCTAAGAAGGACGGCGAACCTCCTGTAATGCCTACAATTTAATGCCATGATACTACTCACTTTGTTTATTGTTGGTCATATGGAAATCGGTAATGGAATTTGCCGTACCGAAATGATGATTTATGATGAACCAGTTGCTATGGAATATCCCTGTGAATATTACTCTGAGTTGAAGGATTTAGATAAAACCTTTACTGGACAATAAAATGCAAAAACTTATCAACGTTTTAGCTCTTGTTTCATTTGGTGTATCTGCTGCCATTGTTGGTGGTGGTGCTTATGTGTATCTTAATAAGGATGCACTTATCGAACAGGCAAAAGAAGCAGCAACTAAAGCAGCAACCGAAGCAGTTGCTGGTGCTCTTCCTGGTATGTTAGAATCTGCTATGCCTAAGATGCCAGAAGTAACTGGCGGTGCAGTTCCAACAGGAACCTCTCTTCCATTCTGATTATGGCATTCAACAAAAAGACTGATGTTCCAGAAGTAATATCACCCACACCACCAAAAAGATTCTCAGCAAAGAATATTGCTATTGGATTAGGTGTGGTGTTTGGTATTGTTCATATTGGTATTCTCGGTCATTTGTTGAATGCAACTCGTCCTCAATATCCTGTTATTAACTTTCCTAGTGGTGACTATTCTTCTTACAAGGTAGAAGCAAACGGGGATGGATATAAGATTGAGTTTAAGGCAAATGATCCTGCCATCTTAAACTCAGAAAGATCTCTTCAGTTAGATCAGAATAAGAGTGGATTCTTTGGTGGTGGTACAACACGTAGAAGAGAATATCGTGTAGACCAATATACGATGGATGGTGCTAGAAACCTAGGAGGTGGGGCATTAGACCCCGAGGGAAAGTTGGGTGCCAAAAGCGAAGAGTGCATCAGGGCGGACGCTGGCGCACGATCACAAGGTGCGATGGCGGGGACCGCAATTAGTGCTGGACTTATAGTTCCTGCTGTTTCTAGCATTCCTTATGTTGGGTGGTTAGCAGGTGGTTGGGCACTTCTTCTGGGACAACAAGTAGGTTCTGAACTTGGTTCTGAAGTGGGGTCTACATTTAATGACTGCTGATCCTAAAATAGAACACAAGTTTAAGTATTACTGGGGTGGAGAAGATAACTGGTACACCAAAAGTAAGAGATGGGCAAACGAACAAAAGTTTCCCATCAATCATCTTGCCCTAGGTTTCATAGAGTGGTTATGGGCTATGTGGGTTCAGGGTAAAGTTGATATGGAAATGACCGACGTAGATAAACAAGTTAATGAGATTATAAAAACTTGGGATGAAGAGGAGAAACAGGAACCAGTAACAGAAATCAAAAAGTCTGATATAGAAGGTCTTGATGATATTCGTATCATTTCTCCATGGGCAGATGGTAATGATTGGAATGATA